CTGATTGAACAAAACCCTCAATGCCATTGCCTTGACCGGACAATTGATTTCCCAACGCTTCGCCCAATGATATTGCAATATCTTCACCCAATCGTTCAACCGCCATTGCCATGTCGGTCATTAATCGATCGAAATCCTGAACGATTTGCGAATAGGATTTCGGGTCAATTTTCACTTGAATCAAAACGGGCGCAACGGCCGTCCCGGCAATCAGATTTGCACCGGTTAATTGTTTTAAATCTTCGGCCGCTTTCTTTTTTGCTTTTTCACCACCTTCAAAACGCTTTTTGTCCAACCACTCAATCAAATCGGCCTCAACTTTTTTGACTTCTTCTGCGCTTTTTTTAATTTCAGCCAATGCAGTTTTTCGCCTTTGGCTTTGTTTTTTTGCCGCTTCGGAATCCAATTTGGCTTGTTTGTCGGTCGCTTCTTTGTTTATCGCTTCAATGTTTTTTTGATACGATTTTTCAAGGTATTCAAGTTCGGTCAACTTTGCCGTTGCGGCTTGAATCTTTGTTTTGATTGCGGCCCTATCTTCTTCGCCTTCTGCGCGTGTCAAATCATCAAACAACAATCGCATGTTGTCGTTGTATTTTTTGCGCATTCTTTGCGTTTCTTCTAAACGGCGTTTATTCGTTTCCAATTCCGTTTCGCCCAATTCTTGAATCTTTGTGGCAAAATCACGGATTTGTTTGTTGTATTCGGATTGTTGTTTTTGCGCCTCCTTGACTTTTTCATTCACCCCATCCAAACCATCCGAAAACGCATAAATGGCAGCAACGGCTGCGCCAATGGCAACCGTGGCAATAACAAATGGATTGGCCAAAAACTTTGTTAACCCACCAAATTGGGATTGCAAATCTTTGACTTGCATGACGGCCGCGCTGAAATTCAATGCCGCGTTCAAACCCATCAATGTGTTGCGCAACGCTTTGTTGTCGTCTGCGACAATTGCGATAATTGAACTAACTGATGAAAATGATGTGGCCAACCCATTCAATGCGGCGCGTGTTCCACCCAATGTTTGATTCGTAATTCCCAATTGTTGGGTGAATCCTTGTTTTTTTGCAGTCAATTCAGAAACGGCGATTGACTGGTCTTTGATTGCCGCTTTGGTTTGTTCGATTTCTTGACGAACTCGCTTTTGACCCTGAACATCCATTTTCGACATGGTGTCACGCTTTTGGCGCAACTTTTCCAATTCCATCATGAATTCACGGGTGATTTGTTTTTGTTCGTCAATTTCGGCCGTGACGGCTGCAATCTTTTGGCGCAATTGGCCCGACCCCAATGATTGTTCAATGGCTTGCCCGGCTTTGTTTGCGCTTTGCTGCATTTTGGCCGATGACTTTTCCATCGTATCGGCCGCCGCCTTCACATCTCTATTAAATAGATCCGTGACCGCATTTAAAACAATATTAATCGCGCTTAATGCCATTATCGGTTGTAACTTATTGAATAATCTTGAATAATTTGATAGACACCGTATTCTTCGGAATTGTCATCGGTCAAATGGGATTCGCTCATGTATTCGATTTCCCATGTATACACCCCGTTGAATGTCCCCGGTGTTGTCACCTCCAATGCCGTGCGCGTCAAATCTGCAATTTGAACACATTGCGTGTATGTTGTCGCATATATGTTAACTTCAACATTCGCCCAATCCGTTTTTGAATGACCGGATTTGGATGGATGCGGTGTCACCGCTGTGACGCGAATTGTGATGCCCGGATATGGAACACCTTGCACAATGCGCAATGGGTTTATGTTCGTGCCAACAACGGCCGTCAATGCGGAATTGTTGGATAAAACATTGTAAATGGCGTTTATTGCTTTCATGCTTCGGCGGGCGGTGTCAACTTCGCAAATATATCCGCATAGCGCGTAACCTTTGCAACAATATCGTCATGGTTTGATTTTTCCCACGGGAATTTCATCAACTTTTGTGGGCTGATTGGTTTTTTCAAATGTGGTGAAATCATGGTTGCCGCCATCCACCGGGACAATTCCCATTGATTGCGATATTGTTGTTCTTGGGCATTTCTCATCCCAAACAAGCGTAAACGAAAATATTTTGGATGGCAATCATCAAACGATGCGTCATCCATTCCCATTTCGCCAAATGCGATTTCGCGTAATCGGTCAAATGTTAGGGATTCAGATTTGGCCGAATCTACTTTCCCACCGTTTCCGATGTGCCTTGACGGGGTTTAAAAAATTCTTCGACCGCTTTGGTAAATTGCAAAATTACGGGTTCGATTTCGCTAAATGATTCAATAGCATCTGCAAAATCATCAATGTCCACAAATGGAAATTTTTGACCTTGCTTTTTGCAACCGGATTGAATCCCAAAATATGCGCATGCTCGCGCAAATTTCAATGAATGTGCAATGTTGTTGGCCGTCATGTTTTCGCCCAACTGCGTGAAATCTTCCAAATTAAATTCGGCCATTATGTTTTCAATGGCGCGCATGTTAAAAAAAAGGGGGTGTTGAACACCCCCGATTGTAATCGTGTTCATGTCGCGAATATACGCAACAAATTCAAAATTAGATTGTACCAACGGTCAATGCGCCCGTCCCCTGAATTGATGCGGTGAATGTCGCAACATCGTTTTGTGGGGCGGTCAAATTTAATTCGTTGAAAAATGCTGATCCGCTCAATTTCAAATCACCTGAAACATTTGATGTCATCACAATTGTCACCGATGTTCCGGCCAATAAATCTGTAATGATTTCTTTCCAACTGATACCCGCGCCAACTGATGCATCTTCTTCGAACATGCCTTCAACGCTCATGGTGTACCCATACTCGCCGGCAATGTATTCTTTTGCGCCGCCTGAATCCTTGTTGGTGGTTTCAATCATGTCTTTGGTGATTGAAAAATCGTTTGATGTCGCGTTTGCGATTTTTACGGGGCTGCCCGCAACCTCTTTGTAGATTGCAATTAGGGTGCCGTTGGTGATTCCTGTGCTTGCCATGATATTATTTTTTTATTTTTTTATTTGGTTTTGAATCCGCTTGCCTTTGCTTTTGCTTCGATGTAATCTTTGATTTGCTTTTGCATGCTTTGGATGAATATTGATTTTCCTTGTTCAAATGCTGGCCGCATGAATGGTTTTTCCGGGCCGTAGTTGGGTTGATATTTTTCGCCCGATTTGGTGGTTTTCTTTTTGCGTTCTGCGTTTCTTTCCGCTGTTCCTTCTTCAATCAAATGCGCGTGAAAACCTTTGTATTCGCCATAAGTACGCGCGCCAATCAATCGAATTGCCTTGCCTTTTCCGCGATTGTCACGACGAATGAATCCAATTGAATTGCGCAAATTTCCGGTTTTCACATTGATTTTTGATTTTGCCAATGCAATGAAAACTTTGCCCGCGCGTTCAATGAATTGCCCCATTACGGGCGCATCAATTTGCATGGCGCGAAATTCATCCAACGCGATTTTGTTTTTTTGAATATATCCTTTACCGCTTATCATTGAACCAATTCCGTTTGAATTCTTAAATACATGCGGCGTTCCAAATCCGCGATATTTTCAATATTGTAATTTTTACCCTCCCAAACAATGCGCATTTTGGTTGTGATTCCTGAATCATAACGCAATGTGAATGTCACGGTTTGTTTTGCCTCGCGGCGGTCGGCATCAACATTTTCCGACCCGCTTTCGGCTTCTTGAATCCTTGCCCATGGCGTTGAATATGTCGACCATGATTGCAACTTTTCACCGGTGTTTGAATCGGTTGTGGTTGTAAATTGTTGAACTGTCACCAATTCATCCATCAATCCGGCATTCATGATATAACGCTTATTTTATAAGGGTCTAACAAATATTGAAAACCAAAGTTGATGGCGTGATTTTGAACACCAACCGTGATGGCCATGCGATTGTCATAATATTGACCAACCAACAACAACGCCGCAAATTTTATTGATTGTGGGAAAAGTTTATCGGGGTCAACACCGGTTGCGCTGGCCAATTCAAAACCTTCGGTAACTTCAACAATGTATTTGATAATATCATCGGTGATTGATGTGGGCGCGGTTTCAATAAAAATGTTGCGTGAAAACAATCCCATTGGGTTTGGTGATACAATCCAATCCGCGGAATCAAATGCGGTGATGGTTTGTGAATCGTTCACATATGAAACAGAATTCACAGCCAAACAACGGGTATTTAAACGCAAATAGTTGCCGGATGGAATGTTCAATCCGTTCACGGGATTAATCAACGCCGGTGCGCCGGTGAATCCATCAAACCCATATTTGGCCGTCCCTTTTCTTACTGAATAGCCCAAATATTGACCGCATGCATCCAACGCCATTGCAATAAGGCCGCCAATATATGTATCATCGGATGATGATGTGACGCGCAAATGTGTTTTTGCCTCACTTAATGAAACATAATCGGTCGCGGCGTGTGCGAATGCGGTGTAATTGCGTGCAACAAACATGATATTATTCCGCGTCTAATGCGGTTTCGGGGTTAACGGGTTTTTTCTTTGCCTTTGGCTTTTCAATTACTTCTTCAACGATGACTTCAACCGCTTCGGCTTCCAACAATAATTCGCCTTGTTTGGAATCCAAATCAACGATTTCGCCAACATTATAAGACAAATTAAATTTGCCGGTTGGGTTAATCAAAAATTTTACTTTCATGGCCGGTGGGCAATACAGTCAAGTTCACCCACCGCGTTTGGAACTTTAATGCCCCCAAACGGGCAATTTATTACGCAACGATGTCTTTACAAACAGCGAATGCGGTTGGTTGCAACAAATTAAAATCCATGTAAGAATTCAACACGACATTTGTCAAACCTGCAGTTGCTCCGCTGAATGGGTCTACCACTAATTCGGCGCCTCCCCATGAAGCAATTGCGGACTTACTAAAGTCACCAAAAATCATGGCTGACAAAGTTGATGATGTTCCTTTTGACAAATTTGATGGAACCAAAGTTGATGTGGCAACGGGGTAACCGTTCAATTCAGCACCGCCGGCGGGCCAAATAAAATTGCCTTCAACACCTGATGCCTGACGGGGAATTGTTTGCAATGCTGCCTTCACCTTTGGGTTTGTCAAATATGCAACACCGTCACCGTTTGCGTTTTCAACGGCTTTCATCAAATTCACAACATCGGCCCAAACTGGTGCAATACCATTGGCGTTTGTGCTGTTTGAACTTGCACCACCGGCAAAAGTTACATTGACATTGGCATTTGCAATGATACCGGTTGGCTCATTACTTCCACCACCTTTGATGGCTGCGGTTTCCAATGATTGTGCCATTGCGTTCAACAACCAATTGCGCACATAAGCATCAATTGAATTTGAAGATTGCAACATCAATTGGTTTGAAACCTGAATGTAGGCGGCCAAACGCTTTGGGCTAAATGTCACTTTGCTGAATGCGGGTGATTTTTCGGTCGCACTTCCGTTTTCAGTATTCCAACCGGCCGATGGCACAGTTGATGCGGTTGGCATGTCAAGGTTTCCAACCAATCCCGACAATTGTTGAACACCCAATCCGCGCAATACGGTTTTTGGCAACAATACATCGATGATGCTTCCAACATTGGTTTGAACATTCACGCCGCCTTCGCTGCCTGATGTTCCACCGGTCACGCTCATGTCGCGTTTGAAAACTTCGGCTGGGATTTTCATTGAATGTGCGCTTACGCTCACTCCGCTGCGTTGGAATTCGTCGCTTGCAATTGCATTGAATTCGGCTTCAACACCATCACGACGGCCGGTGATGGCCATTTCCATTGCGCGTTTGAATGAAAATTGGTTTTTCATTTCATTTTTTTCCTTTTCATCGCTACGGCTGGCAACATGGCCGGCGGCTTGCGCTGCAAGGTTTTGCAATTTTTCAAGGGTTTCAACCTCGGCCTTAATTGCACCCAAACGGGCTTCAATTTCGGTCAAACGGTTGTTTTCGCTTTCGGCCATTGAACGGGCTTCCTTTTCAATGGTGGTTTGCAACGCTGACAATTCGCCAAGCAAACGGCCGCGTTCTTCTTTTAATGCTTTAATTTTATTCATGATTTTTTGTTTGTTTTAAAGGTTTTTGTATCTCAACAATGCAACTTTCAAAATGTCCGCATCAATTTGTGATTGTTCCGCGGCTTGGATTTGCAATTCTTCATCGCGCATTTTGATAATTGAACGCGCATCGGCTTCGGTGTCTGAATATGCGGGATAAGTAACCGGCGAAACATCAAACAATTCATCAATCATTTTGATTGTGCGTTTGCCCATTGTTCCATATTTGGTTGAATCGGTCCATGTTTGTTCTTTGATGGTGAACGCAAATGATGATTGTGTGATGTCACCGCGCATGATTGAACGAACCACGGACATGTGGGTCGGGTTTTCGTAATCGGGAATCCATGTATATTCCAAATTGCCATCAGCATTGACAAACACTTTGCATGTTTCGGCCTTTGTACGACCTAAAATCAAATCCGATTCGTGGTTGAACAAACAACGGATGTCGTATTCGCGTGATAATGCGTAATCAAACGCACCGGGGGTGATGACTTCTTCGAAATACCCTAAATCGGTCACGCTGTTAACAACGGCGGCAATACCTCCAATTTCTTTGGGCATGCCATCGCCGATGGCGCGTGCGTGAACTGTTCCGGTGATGGTTCTGCGTTCTTGTTTCATTTTAAATTACTTCGGTATTATTTACCCCATCGGGGTTGTTGTTTTTGTCTGCGCTTGCCATCAATTGTTCAATTTTTGCATCCATGTATGCGTCAATTTTTGATGATGGCATCAAATTGGTTTCAATTAAATATTCATCACCACCATCAAACCCGTTTGCATCTTCGAATTCGCGTGCCTCATTGCGTGACAACCAACCACCGCGGATGCCTTTGTTGTAAAAATCCGCGCGGTCATTTGCTGATGCACGCAACAATGAATTGAAATTAAATTTGAAATAATGGGTCATTTTGTCAACTTCGGTCAACAATTTGCGCGCCATTTCTTGTTCCATATTGATTGCGTATGCCATCAATGTTCTCATGTAAAAATCCTGATATTCTTGTTCAACACTCGATTTGATGCCGTCTTTTGCGCCAATCATGGATGCCGGGACACCAAAGATCCGGGCAATTTCTTCGGCATCGAATTTTCGAACTTCTAAATATTGCGCTTCTTCGGGTGTCAATGACAATTTTTCCATTTTGATTCCATTTGGCAAAACCGCCGAACGGGCCGCGCCATCAATCACATCGTCCAAACCTTTTTTCAGCGGTCCGGCTTGCTCGGGTTTGATTTGCGAATCTGATGTCAAAAGGAATTTTAACACGCCGTTTTTGAACACGCCGGCATTGCCTGAAATTGCAGCCAAATCAATTCCCAATGTTTCGGCATGCAATACAATCGGCGAAACACCGACCAATGGATTGTCCAAACATTGACCTTTGAAATGCAACATGTCGGTTGCGGGGATGGTGTTTGGGAATCCTTTTGCCGTGCAATGATAGAACAGTTGGCCATCTTGCATCACCGGTGTAATATAATCAGGACAAATCGGATGTAACGCGATGGCCAAATATCGTGCATCGCGGTTAATGAATGCATAAGCATTGCCCCGCAACGCCAAATCCGATGCCATGTATTTAACAAAATCAAATTTGGTTTGGTATGGGTTTGGCTCGTTCAATACCGGTGTGGTATAATGAACCATTTTTGTTTCACGCGTTTTGCCATCGTCATAATACAATTTGAGTGACAACCCCGCGATTCCATCTGCAATCACGCGAACACATGCGTGAACGCTTGCAATTGACAATGCGGTGCGTGGGTTTACGGCTTGCCCCGATTTGGTTTGATACCCAAATACGGAATTCAAGGAATTGACCAACCATTCCGTTGGATATGCCAACGATGACCGTTTTTCAACGCCTTTGCCTTGAAACAATCTTTTTATGCTAAACTGCATGGGGCGAATTTATTATTTTGTGAATTAACATTTGCAACATTATCTATTTGTTTTCAGCCAACGCGACAACATTGACCGAAAAACGGTGTACGAACTAAATCGCGGCCGGTCAAAAATGGCCTTGTGTCTTTCTTCGATTGCTTCATAACAATCTTTGTATGACTTAAAATTTGGTAACTCACGATAGTATTCATTCATGAATTCGTCAATGTAGGTCAACCATGCATCGGATTTCATTGTCGTTCAATTTTTTACAAAGTTACAAACCAAAAATCGGAATTGTTTTCTTTTGATGCGGATTGCATTGCCGTTCCTAATGCCATGACAATGGAAACCGGGCCATCCACTTTGTCACCTGATTTGCCTTTGTCAATTTTAATGTTGCCGGCCGGATCGGTGCGCAACAAAATATTTGACATCATCCATCGCGTGACCGGATTCCCGGCATGACGCAATTTCCCATCCTTAACCAATCTTTCCAATTCCTTTGTTGGCGTTGACATACTTACAAAACCTTGACCAAATGGAAACATGGTCAACCCTTCGTTTTGCAATTCAATTACCAGCTGCGAAGCGTTAAAACGGTCAAATGCCACATCCTTAATGTCGAATTTTGTGGCAAGTTCACAAATTTTGGCTTTTATGAATCCGTAATCCGTGACATTCCCATCGGTTGCAATGATGTGACCTTTGGCCACCCATTCGCGAATCGCTTGCCCGGCTGCGTCATTTCTTTTTTTGACCGCTTCTTCGGGTAAAAAATACCATGTTCGCACCGCGTGATTGTGCGGAAAATACAAAGTGAATGCGCAAAAATCACCAGTTGATGCCAAATCCAATCCACCAAAACATTGTTCACCTTCTAATTCGTCATCGCCATCGCATTGTTTCCAAATGTTGTCTGAAATCCATGTTTGTTCCGTGTCGGTCCATACATTCAACAACTTTGTTTTGAACTCAACTTCTTTTGATGTGTATTCTTTGGCTTCGGTCAACGCTTGTTGCAATTTGCGCGGGTAAACCGAAACGCCCCAATTGGGATTCGCTTTTGCCCATACTTTTTCATCCATCCAATCATCGCCATCATCCAATGTGTAAATCACCGAAAACAATGCATCGTCTTTGATTGCGCCGTTTAACACATTGACGCAATAGCCCCGGTGGCGATAACACGCCGATTCGCGGTTGAACCCGGCCGTTGTGATGGTGAACAACAATGGTTGACGGCGTGCGCCCATACTGTTGAAAATTACATTGTACAATTCATCATTTGGATGCGCGTGGTATTCATCAATCACGGCCATGTGCGTGTTCAATCCATCTTGTTTGTTTGGATTCCACTCTAATGGTTTATACAAATTTTGTTCGTGGATGATTCTGCGGTTGTTAACTGAATTATTGACAACAACTGCATCCTTCAACCATTCCGTGTTTTGCGCCATCCTTACGGATTCGCCAAATACCATCATGGCTTGGTCCAATTTTGTCGCCGCTGAATAAATCTGCGCGCCGGCTTCATCATCAGCAATCAGGCCATAAAGCATCACGGCCGATGAAAATGTCGATTTGCCGTTTTTGCGCGGAACTTCAACATAGGCGCGCGAAAATCTACGCGAACCATCCGGATTCAAAAATCCAAAAAGATTCCAAATGATGAACGCTTGCCATCCTTCCAACAAAAATTTGCGTCCGGCATGCTCGCCGGTGGTGTGTTCCAATTCTTCAATAAAATTAATGGCATGTTGCGCAAATGCCGCGTTAAATTGAAAACGCGATAAATCATCAATATATCGTTGACATGCGTGTTTCACCAATTCACATGCGTGAATTTTGCCATCAATCACATTCAACGCATATTGATGCGCCTTTGTGTTTTCAATTCCGGTTTTCAAGGAATTTCAAATTGTCTTTGGCAATTGATTCGTTGCGATAAACAAACGGCAATTCGAACTGATCCATATCAATGAACGAACCATCGCGGTGAATTGGTTTATATCCTTCGCCATCGTGGCGTTCAATTTGCCAACAATTCCCATTCCCAACAATTCGGAATTTTGGAACAACCAGTTGTTGCTCGATTTCAAATGCGGGTTTGTGTTTTATCTTTTTCATGCTGATTTTGATTTGAGTAATTCTAATTTTGAAACCGGCTTTTGATTTGTGTTTGGAATTCGCGCGCGCGCTGATGGGGTCACGCCAATCAATTGCCCTAATTGCATCGCTTGTTTCACGCAATTTTGTTTTGTTGTAAACCACGGGTTGACCTTTGGTCCTTGCTGCGTTTCAATGACCATGCCTTGTTCCTCGCATTTTTCAACGGCAACATAATAATTGGCCACGGCTTCGGAATACATCGCGATGATTCCCAAATCCACGCCAACCAACATGTTGATTTTTTTTAGTTCAAAACACATTTCGTCAAAAATCTTTTTGGCGCGTGGCGTTTTGAATTCAATTTCCGTGGTTGGTTCTTCTTTGGTTGTTGTCATGGTCATTTCATTTTCAAGAATTCGGCACTTTTGCGCCGTTCCTTTTAATTTTTTGACTTCGGTTGGCACTTTGGGTCGTCCTCTCATTTTGGTTGTCTTAAATCGCCTTAAAATGGTTTGTTCCTATTTTTGCACGGGTGTGAAAAAGCAAAAAAGAAAGCGGCCGAAGATTTAAAACAATTAACCGGTGCAAATCTGATTGGCGGGACGGCCGTTGCGCCCGTTTTGGTTCAAGTTAAAATTGACCCGAAGT